GCGTTGTGTGTGGTGTGGCCCCCGCGGCTGTGTGCTGCTGGGGCTTTTTGTTTTTTGGGGGAACGTGGGGCGGCGTGAGGAGGTGGCCACTTGGATGCGTAGCGTCGCAGGAGGAGGCGACTTGGAGCGGATTGGGTTCTTCGTCAGCAATGTGGCGGATTGCCGACGTTGTCTGCATCTAGCAGAGGAACGGCAGCTTCCTGGATCATCGAACTCACACTCACGACCCTTTCGATCGCACCCAATGAAACTGAAAAGCGCGTCGATAAAATTCGTCGCGCATTAAATCGCAGCTTTCCTAAAATTTCCGGTAAACCCGCCGATAGATCCGTGTGGAAACTTGAGTACAAGTTCAAAAAGCACGCTACACCAATAAGAACCGGGGAGCTTCGGCGCCCACGCTCGCGTGCCGGAAGCGAGAAACTTGCAACGCCGATGGAATAACCACGCGTGCGGCGACGCACTGCACCTTCCACGTTTGCCGTATCCACATACGCGCGGCTCGGACGCCTCGCATCTTGCGCGAGCGCACCGCCGCCGCGCAGCGACACATCTCGCTGCTCCCCATTCTCTTGCCGCTTTCGCTCGTGCGCCCCGCGCGCACGCTGACTGATGCTCCCGTTCCAACACCAGGGAGAATCGACGGAAGTGTCAAAAACTTGTGGCGTCGTCCTCGCCGCCGCCGCGATTGCGGCACTAGGCGGCTGTGCGACAGAGTCGTCGCGTTCACTCCCGGTTGCGCCGGTGGCCAGCGCGCAGCGCCCGCCCGTCGGCAACGCCGTGCAATCTCGGTCGGGAAGTTCGACAACCGCTCGAGCTATATGCGTGGCATTTTCTCCGACGGCGTCGATCGTCTCGGTAGTCAGGCCAAGACCATTCTGATCACTTCGCTGCAACAGAGCGGCCGTTTCAACGTGCTTGACCGCGACAACCTCGACGAAATCCGCCAGGAAGCCGGCTTCACCAAAAAGGCGCAGCATCACAACCGTTTTCAGCAGCTACGGCACCGGTTTCCGCTTGTGGGGCAACCGCACGGCTGCGTGGCCGACCGTCACCCACGTGCGTAACTTCGAGAATGTGCGGCGCACCGGCGATGTGATCAATGAATCGATCCGCTACTTCAGCCTGCAATACACCGACATGCCGATCGACCAGGCACTGATCGATTCGCTGCTTGAATCGGTCAACGGCTATGGCCGCAAAATGATCGGCGACAGCGCACTGCTTGGTTTCAAGGCGTGGTTCGATCCGGCGCGCAATACGAAGGAGGAACTGGAGAACGGGCACCTGCTGGTCAGCTACAAATACACGGTGCCGCCGCCGATGGAGCGCCTGACCTACGAGACCGAGATCACCTCGGAATATCTGCTGACACTGAAGGGAGGTAACTGATCATGGCAGGCGGCATTGCGATCAATCGCATCACCAACGCCAACATCTACGTGAACGGCAATTCGATGCTCGGCAAGGCCGAGGAAGTGAAATTGCCGGACGTGTCGGCGATCATGCAGGAGCACAAGGCGCTCGGCATGATCGGCAAGGTCGAGTTGCCGGCAGGGTTCGACAAGCTCGAAGGCGAGATCAAATGGAACTCGCTGTACCGCGACGTGGCGAAGGTAATGGCAAATCCGTTCAAGGCCGTGCAGTTGCAGTGCCGCTCGAACGTCGAGACGTACGGTGCGCAGGGCCGGATTCAGGAGGTCAGTCTTGTGACCTTCCTGACCGTGATGTTCAAGAAGAATCCGCTCGGCTCGTTCAAGCAGCACGAGAACGCGGAATTCAGCTCGTCGTTTGGCGCGACCTACATCAAGCAGGTCGTCGACGGCGACGAGGTGCTGGAACTGGACTACATGGCCAACATCTTCCGCGTCGGTGGCGAAGACATGCTGGCCGACTACCGGTCGAACATCGGCGGCTGATTCTGTTGCGCTCCGCTCCACAAGCCCGCTTCGGCGGGTTTTTTCTTGTGCCCTTCCTTAAAGCCCTTTAAGCGGCTTTAGCCGCAACATCATCCAGACTGTGCTCAATCCACTCAACGAGGCACGTCATGGACATCCCACTCAAATATCCCTTCAGGAACGCGGCCGGCGAGACGATTGCGACCCTCGCGCTTCGACGCGGCAAACGCAAGGACATGAAGGCGGCCGCGAAATACAGCGACGACGCAGGCGAGCAGGAGGATTTTCTGTTTGCGCGGCTAACGGGGCTGACGATCGAGGACATCGAGGAACTCGATCTGGCCGACTCGAAGGCGCTGCGAATTCCTGCGTGGCTGGGATGACAGGCGCGGGGTGGATAGCGGACGTACGTTCGGCGCTTTGCAGACCGATGCACTCAAATCACACACGCACGGGGTGCAGATCCGTCTCGGGGTGGATGACAGCAATTGCCGCTATCTCGAATATTGTGCAAATCACTTTCGTCGGCTAGAAAGGCGATTGGACTAAAAGAGGCGTTTGACGTGAGGCGTTACTTTATTGTGCTGGGTGACAAAACGACGGCGGGTGGTGTCGTAATTCAGGGCGAAGAGTCCTGTCGGAATCACGGGAAGCCGTTGGCTTACCACGGTGCGCAGATATACTGCCACGCGTGCAAGACCACGGGCTACATCTGTAATGTGCCGCCCTACCGGCCGATGGTCCTTATGGGCAAGCAGGCTGCGTTAGAGAACGACATTTGCATCTGCAAATGCAGCCCGGCGCCTCGGCTGATTGCGTCGCAGAACAACGCCTCGATGTCCTTCGAGTCCGGCGAACTCGCGGCAATGGGCTTTCGACCAGATGGCAGTCCCATGCCAAAGGAAACCGGCGCGTTCGACGAGCAGGTCAGGGCTGTCGGACAGGGCGCATCGGAAGGCTATCCCTATTTCATCGAGACGGCGGACGGTCGAACGTTTTCGGGCAGCCTTGACCGTAACGGCCAACTGCCGCGCGTCTACACGGACCTCCAGGCTAACTACAACGTGTGTTGGGGCGATGAAGCCCTTGCAATGCAGGAAGGAGCCTGACATATGCCGAACAAGAAAACCGTCGTTCGGACGAACTCGACGCCCAATTCAATCAAGGAGGTATCGCTGAAGGCGGTGACCTTCCAGGAACTCTGGAGCGCTTACCCGTCAAGCGATCCTTATGACGATCCCAACGGCAACTACACGAACCAGTGCGCGATTCGCATGAGCGTGACATTCCACCGCGTGGGTAGCGAAATGAAGTCATTCTCACAGAAGCTCGTCCACCCAATGCCCGGTAAGTCCAGCTTGGGCCGAATCCTGATCGATGAGAAACCGACCGCGACGAGAGCATACGAGCTAGCTGAATGGCTACAACTGAGGCCGTTCGCTGGCGTCCCCGCAGCCGAAGACGTATCTGGTCCGGACTGGCAAGGTAAGGTGAAGGGCCGGACTGGCATTATTTTCTTCTATGGCTACTGGCGACAAGATGGAGATTCGGGAGCCGAGCTAACCGGCGGGCACATTGACCTCTGGAACAAAGACACGCTTACACCCTCGGCCGAGTCTTTCCTGCGGTTTCGGATCGGAATGCCGGAAATTCCCAATCCCTTGTCTTGGTTGAGGGGGCGAAGAGACAACATATACTCGAACCTCTCAGACTCTAAGCGAATCCTGTTTTGGGAGGTCAGGTGAGACGTTTCTTCGTCGCCTTATCGGGCTTCGCCTGGGGACTACTGTTGACGTGGCTTTCCCTTTACACATTCAGCCATCTCGATTGGTCGACAGCGCACGCACAAGCTTCCGGCTGCTCTGACATGGAGCATTGCAGCCCACGCATCGTCGTGCTTTCGGCACTTTTAGGGACGCTGTCCACGCCGGCGCTGGGCTTCGCGATCCTCAATGCCGTGGCGTATAGACGCTGGTCGACGCGAAAATGGGCCATCAGTTTTGGGGTTGGAAGCATTCTTGTGGTTTTGTTCTATCTCGCGGGATTCGTCGTGCCTCGCTTTTAGAGGGGCTTATGAGCCATCGGCGCCTGCTCCCGGACCTCCCGGCGACCGGAAGTCGGCGCGGCTCATGAAAATCTGCAATTCGTTTGCAACCTACTAAACTAACGGTGAGCAACGATTATCTCGCCGCCTACCTGCATTTATCGCGCGCGGCTTCATTCTGCACAGATTGAGGGCCGCCTGCACCCACCCCGTCGGACAGTCGTGAATCGACACAGCGAAGCTGACACGTTCGATCTCACGCGACGTCCACCACAATTTTGCCACGTGCGGTGGCGTTCGTGATGGCATCGTAGGCGCTCTCTGCGGATCGCAGGTCGAACCGGCGAGGATCGAGATTCGGCGTGAGCTTGCCGGCTTCTATCAACCGTGTGGCCTCGCGCAGCATCTCTCCGTGATGCGCGCGATGCATGCCCGTCAGGAGCGGATAGAGGGTGAAGACTCCTGAGTACGTCGCTTCTCGAAACGACAGAGGAGCCAGCGCATGCGTACCCCAGCCCAACGCGCTGACGACATGGCCAAAGTGCTTGACTGCCGCAAACGACGCATCGAGCGAAGGGCCGCCGACGGTGTCGACCACAACGTCGAAGCCTGTGTCCTGCGTCAACGATGCAACATACTGCTCGACCGATTGCGACCGGTAGTCGATGGGCGTAGCGCCCAGTCGCGTAATGAGATCGTGGTCGCGTGAACTCGCTGTTGCAAAGACATGGGCGCCGAGTGCGCGCGCCAGTTGCACCGAGACATGCCCGACACCGCCTGCTCCGCCTTGCACCAATACCGTTTGGCCCGCTTGCAGATGGGCCCGGTCGACAATGCCGGAATAAGAGGTGATGAACGCCAGGGGCAGCGCCGCGGATTCACGCATCGACAGGTTGGCCGGCTTGATTGCAAGAAGGTCGGCA